TATAGCTCCTTTTATCACTATCAAAAAGATCAGTGGGGCTTTGCTAATACAACTGATCATACTAATATGCCACTTGGATCTGATCTTCCTTTAGAGGCTCCAGGCTCAACATCATCTCCAGGAACAATGCTTTCAACAAGGCTTTTTATTGGAGAGAATTTTAGATTTGATGGTATTTATTATCCCGCTATTATTGTTAAATCAGGCGGCGGAAGATATGTTCCAGTTTCAATGAATAGAGATTTTGGAAAAGTAGAATATCAAAATATTATTTATGAAGATGGCTATGGTAATTCAAAAGTAATTAAGAAGCCAAATTATTTCGTTACTTCCGGAGCTTATGAAGGGACATTTACTATTGATGTAATGACCCGTTCTCTTCGAGCAAGAGATGATCTTGTTGAATTAATAGCAATGTGTTTTACAGATATTCATTTTAAAACACTTGAAGATGTTGGTATTGTAATAAAGCCTATTTCTTGGTCAGCTCCAGCTGAAAGAGAAGATAGAATTGATAAATTATTTACTCAATCTATTACATTAGATATTAGAACTGAATGGGAAAGAAAAATTCCTGTAGGAAATATATTGGAAAATATAGTATTTACATTAGATTTTCAAGATACATCAAATCCAAATTCAGTGCCTGCTGCTAATTTAGCTATTAAAACAGAAATCGATTTATTAGATACGATTTTTAACACATAAAATAAGTTATATTAATATTAAAACATAACAATGATGATGGCAATAGTAGAAAATTTATTTCAAAACTTTATGGAGACATCTAATGGCTAATTTTCCAGGCGGAGCAGGTGTATTACCTGGTGTATATTCAGATTTTATTACGGCTTCACGAGGCGTATCAATTCCTGGCGGCAATCGTGTTGCAGCCATTATAGGAGAGGGTTCGACGGATGAGACAGTCGTTTCTCAAGCAACAGGAAAAGGTTTGGATGGTTTAAATGCCTTATTCTCATCTACATCCGGAGCGGATGGAAGACATTTTCAGATGTCAAATTTTCCATATGTAAAAAACAGAACTACTATTTATAAAAATGGTATTCCTTTAGTTGGTTATGAAGGTATCGTTGATAATTCTTCTTTTAGCGGAAAGTATGATTATCGTCTAGATATTAATACTGGTCGTCTAGAGCTACAAAAAGCGAGTCTTGCTGACCAAGGAGGATCTTTCTATAGCCCACTAAACACAAATGTTGGACAAGGTTCATTAGAAAATCTTATTCTTGAGGATGCTAACGCTTTAAAAGAAACATGGACTATTCGTTGTGTTTCTGTTCAAAGAAATCCATCTAATCTTCCTGTTGCTGGAACTGCAAAATTCCTTGCATTCGGATCTGTTTCCGGATCTCTTTCTGATGCAAATGGAAATCCAATTGTTTGGGTTGCGGATGGATACACAGCATCGAATGGAATTATCAGTTTCTCAATTCAAGAAACAAAAGTTCTTGGCAATACAGCTTCATCCTTTAGAGAGGGTGATGCATTTTTAGTTAAAATTAATTCTGGGGTTTTATCTACTAATGACAGCTTGACTGCAAATTATTTACCAGTTCTTAATATTAATGATCCCATTCTAACACAAGGTATGAATGATGTTGTTAATCGCCACGGACTTCCAAGCCTTAACAATACATTAAGTCTCGGCGCTCAACTCGCATATTCAAATGCGGCGTCTGTACTAATGACTCTTCAGGCAGCTCCTTCAATGCCAAGAAGAACATCTTACATACTATCTCCATCCGTAAACTCTTTATCAACTTCTGTTGAGGATTTTATTTTCCCACTTCCTTTGGATGTTGTTCCTTATGTTGATGGAAATATACACTTCTTCGTTGTAAATAATTCTACCGAAGTAGAAACTCAGGTTCTTCCAAATAAACTTGATTTTTATACACTTGATACTCCTGGTAATCCTACAACTGCAGCTTTCGTAAATGATACAACTCCAGCCCCTGGTGGTTTCGCATATTTTTATACTGTAAAAGAAAGCCTTGCGGCACTTAATTCTGGATTTGATGGATACCTTGGAAGAATAACTTCTACTACAGGTGTATTTAATTCCTCTATTCAATTTAATTCAACTTATGTTGGTAAAAAACTACGAATTGAAGGATCACAAAGCGAATTAAATAAAAATACATATACCATTACTGGTGTTTTAGATGGTAAATTGTATGTTACTTCGGATGCTAACCCTTACTCCGGAACTACAAACAATCAAAACAATGTTGCATTCCAATTTATTGAACCATCCAACGGAACCACTGTTCCTAATTCAAGTGCAACAGACGGTGTATTTACTGTAAATGCATCTACAACTACCGCCACATTATCATCAGCATCTCTTGTGTTTGGAAACATTCCAAGCTTCTTAAACAGAAGAGTTAAAATAAGCGGATCAACATTAAATAATGGTTTATATGATATTGTTTCTTATGATGGCGTAAGTGATACACTTACTCTTAGTAAAGCAATTTCAAGTGAAGGTGCATTAGGATTTGAAATCTTAGATCCAAATGATGCATCTTCTTACATTGTCGTCAATAAAGCCGTTGTGCCAAATGGCTTTGGTCTTCGAGTTTCATTAATTCAAGATGCAGATGCTGATTTTTATGATGCAGGTTGGATTAATGCCCTATCTACTCTTGAAACAATAGAGTGTGATATGGTTGTTCCACTTCCAAAACAAACAATTTCAACAGTATTTCAAAATACTTTAGCTCATTGTAAAGCGATGTCTAATATTAGAAATAAAAAAGAACGCGTTATGCTAACTGGAGCAATTCGTGGATTAACTCCTGCTAATTTAATTGGAACCCGTCCAGCGGCAGTTGAAAACATTGGTGTTCTTGAAGGAATTCAAGGTGATCAAGTTACTGAAATTCTCGCAGGAAACATAGAAGACCTTGCAGATTACTCAGTTCCAAATGCATTTGGAAATACTTATCGCTGTATATATTTTTATCCAGATGAAATTGTTGTTAATGCAAATGGTCAAAATGTATTTGTTGATGGTTTTTATGCAGCGGCGGCAGCGGCTGGCTGGCTATCAGCAAGTGTTAGAGTTGAAATGCCTTTAACAAATAAGGTGCTAAGTGGATTTACAATTCTTCGTAATAAACAACTTTCTCCTACTACTTTAGAGCAACTTGCAGCCGCAGGTGTTTGTGTTCTTCAACCGGTAGCAGGTGGCGGTATCTGTAAGTGGGGAATTACTACCTCACAATCAGGGTACGTTGAAGAGCAAGAAGCTTCAATTATCTTTATTCGAGATAAATGTGCAAAACAACTTCGAGTTGGATTCAATGGATATGTTGGAAATCCAGAAGATGAAAACATGCAAGCTAATTTGAATACAAGAGCAGTAATTCTTTTAAATTCTCTAGTTAGTCAAAGACTAATAACTGATTATAAAGATTTAGTAGTTGTTAGAGATGCGGTTAATCCTTCACAATGGAATATAAGCTGCAGAGTTAAACCTAACTACCCAACCAACTTTATTTATCTCAAAATCTCTGTTGGCGATATGTAAAATTAAATGAAAATTTAATAAAAAAAGACATACAATAAATGTATGTCTTTTTTTATCAACAAGATTTTATTTTTACAATCTAATAATTATTAATTAATGCATAATTTACAATATAGAGAGGAATATATTTTTTCTTTAATGGAGATATTACATGGCGAATGCGGTAAATACTGGCTCGACGCTGACTACCACTGGTGGTCAAAATAAAACATCAACTTCGTTATCAACCAATGTAATCATCATGGTTAATGGCACTGCTGTAGGAGCAATTCAAGAGCTATCTGTTAATGAGCAGGGAAATGTTCAAATGATTGATGAAGTAGGAACTGATGGTCCTGTAGATAGCGTAAGAAATAGTTCTGTGAAAATAACGGGTACATGCAGGCGTATTAGGTTTGATAGAATGCGTATTACAGAAGCATTTTCTCGCGGCTTTCTTCATGTTGCTTCTCAAGCGTACCCATTTGATATCGTCATTCTAGATCGTCAAAAATCAGATGCTGGAAATCAAATTTCTACCGTAATTAAAAATGTTTGGATATCTAGTTTAGGGTATTCTTACGGATCTCAAGATTATATTATAACAGACACAATGGGTTGGAGCGCAGAACACATTTTCAGCATTCTTAATAATGGTTCTGGAAATCCCGCCGCTCAAGGTGGTGAAAGAGGTCTTGCATTTAGCAATATTCCAATCGAACGTGAAACAGATACTGGTCGTAATGGTCGAAGAGGATCTCTCGATGCCTCAGGATTAATAGATTTAGCTCGTGATTTTGATGTATTCTAATATCTAACAACATTAATTTTTAATTAGGATCCTTTATAGGGTCCTTTTTAATTTCTTTCGATATAATCATATATAAACAGGAGTTATATCATGGCTAATTTTGAAAGCGGTCTTGGAAGTAAAAGAATTGGAAATCCACATATGAAAGAATATATTGTAGATGAGCCGCAAAATGCGCCATTTGATATGAATGCAATTAGAGCATTTCAAAATCAAATGAATCAAACTGATATACCTGACGAAGATGTTGCCCACATTGAACATGATATTCGTCGTCAAAGAGCTGAAAAGCGATCAGGAAAACAAAGACTTGATCCTGGAGCCAAAAAAAGATTAGAACAACTTCTCGGAATGGTAAGATGCGAAAAAGAAGTCATACTAAATAATGATATGGTATTTGTTCTTCATGTTTTAAAATCTGGCGAATTAAATGAAGTTATGAAAGAAACCAGAAAAGAAACGATGCAATTTGATTGGGATTATCAGATGCGAAGACAAAATCTTGCTCGTTCGATTAAATCAATATCAAATATTCCATTTTCTGATTTCGTAGGTTCTGAAGATATGGAAGATAAACTATATTTCGTAGATCAATTGGATGATTTTGTTTTAACAAAATTATATATGGAATATGGAGCATTAGCAGAAGATGCAAAAAATAAGTATGGTCTTTCTACTGAAGAAAAACAGAAAGAGGTTTTAGAAGATCTAAAAAAATAATATACGAACCGGATCATAGGTTCATATGGTTTCTTTGCAAATTGTTTCAATGTCTTCCTGATGATAAAAGAATTGTTGATATGGATGACATTACCAAGGTGTGGATGTTTAAAAATTGGGATGCAGATCAATCAGATCAATATGAATTATCCAAACACAACGCTTATACTACTGGATCATTTATAAATCCTGAGATGGTAGATAAATTAGTTTCCGATGAAGGTAAGTTTGTAAGTACCGAAGAAGAGTTTGATGAAAGTACCAAAATAATGCACGATCTTAATAGAATTAAAGATGAAGAAGAAAGAAAAAAATTAAATTTGACTGGTATGAAAAAAAGAAAGAAAAAAATCCTTTTAAAAGAGTAATAAATGGGTGATGAAGTAATTGCAACGGTTCCTGCTGAAAATTTAAAAGACGCAGCTTCTAATATAGATCAAATGACCGCTTCTACAGAGCGAGCTACCGTTGCTATGCAAAATCAACACGCAGCCGCGTCTGGTTTAACGGAAAGAATAACTGGATATGCAACTGCAGCTTCTTCGGCAGCTAAAGCAGGAGTAAATACTTTTTCTGATAGTATTGATAGAGCTAATCAAAAATTAAAAGACCAAGGATCATTGGCTGCCAATCATACGAATATTCTTGCCGGAGTATCAACTGCCGCATTAGGAGCTGGCGAGTCTTTACGGAAAGCATCTGATTCTTTTAATACGGATAGGTTAGATACATTTTCAAAACAATGGGCTGAAATGAAAAGAAATTTAGATAGTCCAATAGCTAAAGTTGCTCAAGAGTCTTTGGTAGGTATGGTCGGCGCATTTACAAAACTAGGATTAGGCTCTGATATTGCATCAGCCGCTTTAAATAAAAGCGCTAGCGCCATTGATAGTGTTAAAAATTTTGGTAATGAAATTTTAAATGGCGTTTCTCAAGCTCAAGAATTTAAAGAAGCAATGTTTCAAGCGGCAACTCAATCAGGTTCATTAGGAGAAACATTAGCACGGGTTTCTCCAGATTTAAGCAATTTAAATGAAGTTTTATTTGAAAACAAAGACGCTCTTTTAAATAGTTCTCAAGAATTATCAAAAAACGCAAAAGAGCTTGGACCATATTTTCAACAGTTAATAAGAATACCAGGTGCTTTAAAAGATCAGGTATCCGGACTAACAGATGCCAGTGATAAAACTAATATGCTTACCGCATCAATGAGATTGGCTCAAGGCTCTGGAAGAGCTTTTGAAGATATCATGAAAGATGTAAGCGCAGCTTTTGATACATATGGAATTCATGGTGAAGACGCATTAAAAATGTCCGCTCGATTTGGAGAAGTTGCGGCGAACAATGGAATTCCTTTGGATAAGTTAAAAGGATCATTAGAAGCAACAGCAACACAATTCGCAAATGTAGCACAAGCCGGCGAAAAATCTTTTGATCAATTTGAAGGATTATCTAGAATATCAAATCAATATTATAACTCATTACGGCAAGCTGGTATGAGCCAATCTGGAGCTCTTAAAACAATAACCGATATGAGCTCTGCAGTATCTCATTTGACAACTGTACAAAAAGCATTTCTATCTCAACAAACTGGTGGTCCTGGTGGTTTGATGGGCTCTTTTCAATTGGAAAAACAATTAAGAGACGGTGATGTGGAAGGTGTCTTTAATAAGATGAGAGAATCTATGATGAAGCAAATGGGCGGAAACATAGTATCTTTGGATGAGGCTGGAACAAGTGAGGCTGCAGCTTCGCAATTTCAAAAACAACGAATGCTTATGACCCAAGGTCCTATGGGCGGAATGGTAAAAGACGAAAGAGATGCAGATAGATTATTAGAAGCATTAAGAACTAATAATTCATCAGCATTCAAGCCATTGGCTGATGACAATTTGCAAAATCAAATGCAAAGAGGCGACCGTATGATGGGAGCTACAAGAACTTCAATGTCAGACTTAACTAATACATTAGAAAAAGCTAGAATTAATGCTAATATAACCAACATGGGAAATTTAGAAAAAATATTTGCTGAAATTCCTAATACGGTATTAAATGGTCAAGAAAGAGCTTCTTCAAAAGAAATGAGATCTAATTTAGAAAATCGCAGGAGCATGCCAGCTCCAACGGATATGTTGGGAAATCTAAAAGATTTGCAAAGTTATATTTCCACTGTCCCAGCGGCTGTAAAAGCGACCGTTGGAGGATTTGCCGATGCAGTTAAAAGCGGAAATAGCGAAAGCGTTGCAG